ACCATACAAACCTAAACCGGGTGCTAAACCGGCACCTAAAGCTACTAAAAAAGAATTACCTACTTGGTTATCGTTTGATAGTATAGGTCTTAAAATTGATTAATCATGAGTTTAAATATAAAAATGGAAGAGATTTTAAAAGCTAAAACAAAATTAGAAAGAAAATTATCTGAAGGTACAATCACTAAAAATGAACGTTCATTACTTAAAGAAATTAAAAGTAGTTTAGTTGAGGCTCCAATTGATTATGAAGGTCCTGAAAGAATGGAGCCGGGTATTGAAAGAAAAATTACTTCAAAACAAACACCATTTAATCAAAATCCCGCTTTACCAAAAGACGGTGATAAAGATTATATTGAAGTAATCTCGTCTAAACGTTTTAAGGACTCTGTAGACAAAGTAAGAAGATATTTGGGAGATACTACTGCAATTCAAGGAAATAACCCAATGATGGGGTTAATGTCTACTGTAATGAGTGGTTTACAAAGAATTATACAAGTTGAATCTCAAAATAAAGAATATTTAGAAAGATTGGCGGTTAATTTAGTAGTTAAAGAACTTGGAATTCCTGAAGGGTCTTTACAGTTTGACGCTAAATTAGTACACGGACCTATGGCTGCGGCTCAAGGAATGCAAACAGAACCTCAACAACCTAGTGATGAAGAAGTTAAAGACGCGTTTAAAAAGGCTGAAGACCATCCTGAAGAATTAGAAGATTTTGCAGATGAGTTTGAAAAATTCAATTTAGAAAAAGCAAAACGAAGATTAATTAACTCATTAATACAAGGGGCGGCTTTTAAAGGTGGTCATATGTATGTGTTAGTTAGTGATGAATTAAATAATTTAGACCCTAACTTACTTAATCATTATGGTGTCACACAATCCCTTATGGAACATTTATATTGGTTATATCCGGATATGGAAGGTATGGCAGGTTCAGGTGGAGGACAAATGGGACAAAGTGAAGTTGATGATGAAACAGACCCGCCAACAGTTAAAGCAAGAGCTATGACGTTTCCATTATTGGTTCACGAATTAGTAAAAGGTGTTTATGAAGTATTTGGTACACATGGTTTACCTGATGACCCAAAACAAGCTGAAATGGTTTTAGGGGCTGAAGATACATTACCTGCCGAAATATGGGATTCTAGACTAGGACCAATATTTTGGGAAAAATTTTTAGAGGCGTATCCTGATAAATTGTTTGATGATGATATGAAACACATCCAACATTATTTATTTGTGAGATTCTCAAAACTATCAGCACAAGAGTTTTTAAGAGTAGCTAAACTAATATTAGAAGGAAACCCACAAGGTGCTCAATTTATTCAAAGAATGGTTGACGAAATCGTTAATGATTTGAAAAAAGATGAGTATGATGAAAAAATGGGTGACGATAATGATGATGACGACTACGGTGACGACGACTTGGATGATTTTGATTTGTCGGCACTTGGGTTCTAAAAACCAATCCGACTTATGTCAAATTTAACAAAAGAACAAGTATTAATTGAATATGTAAAATGTAATAGAGATGTTGAATATGCGTTAAGAACGTATTTAGAAACATACGATAATACGGTTAAAAAATATGTTCCATTGGAACTGTTTCCTGACCAGTTATCTTTACTACAAGATTACGAAGAATACAATGAGAATATAGCATTAAAGTACAGACAGGCCGGGGTATCAACAGTTACCGCGGCTTGGATGTCTCGTAAACTTGTATTCGCAAGAAAAGAAACCCCCGAGAAAATATTGATTATTGCCAATAAGTTGGATACTTCATTGGAGATGGCTAATAAAATAAAAGCATTCGTTGCTCAATGGCCGTCTTGGACCGGTGTGGATTTTGATAAAGCAAAAAATTCCCAAAAACATTATAAATTAACAAATGGTTGTGAGGTTAAAGCCGTTGCAACATCGAAAGATGCCTTGCGTGGATTTACACCTACAATACTTGTATTTGACGAGGCGGCGTTTATCGAAGCCGATAGTGACTTTTGGGCTGCTTGTATGGCGTCCCTATCTACGGGAGGTAAAGTAATAGTTGTGTCAACACCTAACGGATACGACCCAATTTACTATGAAATATACGACCAAGCATTACGTAATATGAATGACTTCAAAATTACCGAGATGTTTTGGTATCGTGACCCACGATATACTAAAGATTTATTTTTGGTAAAAACTGACGATATAATTCATTTTCTATTAAATAAAGAAGATTATAATCCGGATGAATTTCTTGATTGGTCTAAAATGCCGTATGAACATAGAAATTATCAAGAATTAAGAGTTCTGATGGATGCCGGTTACAAACCTTGTTCAAGTTGGTTTGAGGCGATGGTTAAGAAATTAAAATACGATAAACGTAAAGTATCCCAAGAGTTAGAATGTAACTTTTTAGGTTCAGGGGATAACGTATTTGATTCTCTTATGATGCAAAAGATTCGGGAAAATATGATTCTTGAACCTAAATCAAAGTTAATGGGTAACGCTCTTTGGATTTGGAAAGAACCTGTGGTTGGTCACAAATATATTATGGGTGTCGACGTTTCTCGTGGGGATTCGGAAGATTTTAGTTCATTCCAAATTGTTGATTTTGATACTCAAGAACAAGTCGCGGAGTATGTGGGTAAATTACCTCCGGACACTATGGCGGAAATTTGCCATAAATGGGCAACAAACTATTCCTGTTTTGTGGTAATAGATATCACCGGAGGTATGGGTGTTTCAACATCTAGAAAACTCCAAGAAATGAATTATAAAGATTTATATGTTGATGGTGTTGATAGTGCTAACAAATGGAAATATGACCCAAAAGCGGCTGAGAAAATTCCGGGAATAAACTTTAATAATAAAAGGGTTCAAATTATCGCTTCATTTGAAGAAGTAATGAGACATGGATTTAGAATTTATAGTTCTCGTTTGTATAATGAAATGAATACTTTTATTTATATGAATGGTAGACCTGACCATCAAAAAGGGCATCATGACGATTTAATTATGTCAATTGCGATGGCAACATACGTTGCTGAATCGTCTTTTAGTAAATTGACCAAAGTTACTGAACATACTAAAGCGATGATAGATTCTTGGGCCGTCACTAATAATGACAATGTAAGTGATGCTTTGGCTTTTAATCCTGTAATACCAAATACTCGAGAAAGAGTTAGTCAATTTAGTAATGGAAATATAAGTCGCGACGATTATATGAAATATGGCTGGTTATTTGGTACAAGATAATATTTATCAAATAAACATAAATGGGTATTACCGATAGAAAAACATCTACTTTAAATAATAGTATTACATTTGACGCAAATGCGGATTTGTATGCTAACGCACCTCTTAATACAGGTGTTGGTAAATCAGGTGGTTTTGTAAATCGAAAAAAATCAGGTAAAATTTTCGCAGGTTCTAGAATGGTTGTTCCTGGCCAAGATATTTTAAGTGTTAAAGTATTTGAACCTGATTTTAATAGGCCTAGAACTGTTGATACATTTAGTGGGGCTCTTCCACCAACACCTACCCCTGAACCAACACCAACTCCAACACCTACACCACCACCAACTAGTACCCCTACACCTACACCTACACCTACAATGACTCCGTCACCAATTGTTGAGATTTGTTACTTAGCAACTGAAGACTTTATCCGTATTATAGCTGAAAATGGTGATAACTTAATTGTTGATTGTGACCCATTCCCAATACCTGTGCCACCGGTTAATTATCCAACACCAACCCCCACACCAACAATCCCGTGATGATATTTGGTTAATCTCAACTATTTATTAAAATAAAAAAATATTTAAATTTTTCATATGGAAAACAATCAAAATAATGATTTAACGGTTTGGCAAAGGTTATCCAAAGCATTTGGTCCAAATTCGTTATTGAATCAAGATTACCCCGTATATCAGTTAGATAAGAAGGAATTATTAAAAACCACATCTAAAGACGAATACGAGAGAGAAAAATTACAGGCACAACAAACTTATTATTTAGCCAATCAATGGACTAAAATTGAAAGTAATTTATATACTCAAGCGGTATATTATGAACCAACTCGTTTAGCCTCATTTTATGATTATGAATCGATGGAGTATACTCCTGAAATTTCGGCTGCTTTGGATATCTATGGTGAAGAATCAACAACGGTTGACCAAAATGGTTATATGTTACAGATTTATTCAGAATCAAAAAGAATTAAAGGAATCTTAACTGACTTATTTAATAACGTATTAGATTTAAACACTAATTTACCTATGTGGACAAGAAATACTTGTAAATATGGGGATAACTTCGTGTATCTAAAATTAGACGCTGAAAAAGGTATTGTTGGATGTATGCAATTACCAAACATTGAAATAGAACGTTTGGAAAGAGGTATGGCTGCGAAATCAGCAAATGTTGAAGAACCTGCCGATAGTAAAGGATTACGTTTCAAATGGAAAATTAAAGACATGGAATTTAATTCATGGGAGATAGCTCACTTTAGATTATTAGGTGATGATAGAAAACTTCCTTACGGAACTTCTATGTTGGAGAAAGCGAGACGTATTTGGAAACAATTATTACTTTCAGAAGATGCGATGTTGATTTATAGAACTTCAAGAGCACCTGAAAGACGTGTGTTTAAAGTTTATGTTGGTAATATGGATGATAAAGATGTTGAACCATATGTACAACGTGTTGCGAACAAATTTAAAAGAAGTCAAGTGGTTGATTCTAATACAGGAAATGTTGATATGAGATTTAATCAAATGGCTGTTGACCAAGATTATTTTATTCCTGTTCGTGACCCTGCTGCACCAAGTCCAATTGATACATTACCGGGAGCACAAAATTTGGCAGAGATTGCCGATATTGAATATATCCAAAAGAAATTATTAACAGCACTTCGTGTCCCTAAAGCATTTTTAGGTTTTGAGGAAGTAACGGGAGATGGTAAAAATTTATCATTGATGGATATTCGTTTTGCAAGAACAATTAATAGAATTCAAAAATCTATGATTGCCGAATTAAATAAAGTTGCTATTATTCATTTATTCTTATTAGGATTTGAGGATGAATTGTCAAACTTTACTTTGGCTCTTACAAACCCATCATCACAAGCTGATTTATTAAAAATTGATATTTGGAAAGAGAAAATTTTATTATATAAAGATGCTGTTGCGGCTATTGAAGGTATTGCACCAGTGTCGGTCACTTGGGCTAAAAAACACGTATTAGGATTCTCTGATGAAGAAATTAAATTAGATTTACAACAACAACGTATTGAAAAAGCGGTTGGTGCTGAATTAACAAATACTGCAACAATCATCACCCATACGGGTGTGTTTGACACTATCGATAAATTATACGCAAGTAAATCCGGAACTACTGCCGTTGGAGCTGCGGCTCCTGCCCCACCACCTGGTGGAGGAGGTGGAGGTGGTCTTGAATCTGATTTAGGTGGTGGACCTGAATTAGGTGGAGCACCTGAATTAGGTGGTGAGGCCGAATTAGGTGGTGCACCTGAACCGGGTGGTGAAGCTGAAATAACTCCTGAATCGGTCAAACGGGATAATCTAAATATATTATTGGAAAGTAGTAATCTAACTGAAGACGATTCTTATATTGATTTATCTCGAGCAAGAAATTCTTTAGGTGATATGGAAAAAGAATTGGATAAAATCTTAAATGATTGATATTTATAATTAAAAAGAAAAATGACAAAGTTTGGTATATTAAAATCGAAGATAGAAAACGTATTACTTGAGTCGTATAAAAACGATACATTTAAAGACGAATTAAAAACATTTAAAAAACTCGTATTAGAGAATAAAAATGTTAGTAAAATTTTCTATATGTATGATGAGTTAAACTCTAAAAAAGGTTTGAGTGAATCATATTCAAGAGAATACATCCACGAATGTATAACTCTATATGAAAATGCTGTGAATAAAATTTTACCAGCAGATTTAAAAAAATTAAATATGTGGGTTAGAAATACTAACTCTAATAACTCATACGAAAATATCGATAACTTATTTTCAACAGATGTTTTAACTATAGAATCAAGAATTAAAAGTAAAAATTTAATTATTGAGAATTTAAAAAAACTTCCGATTACAGAATCTAAAGGAATTGAACTTCCATTATCAACTATGGTTAGTGTGGCGAATAAAACTATTAAGAATTATATTGATACTTTAAGTGAATCTGACAAAGCGGAAATCGTTAAATTGTTATCTGAAGATGATGGTGAATTATCGGTGAAATATAATACCCTTAAAGAAAATGTTGTAGACAAATTAACAGCAATGAAGAATTCGTCCGAAGATAATTCAGTGAAAACTAGAATTGATGAAACACTTACAAAAGTGATATCAGAGAAGTACGACAAACTAACGTATTTTAAACTTAAAAGTTTAAACGAGAATCTTTAATTTAAACTTAAAAGTTTAAACAAAAATCTTTAATCGTTATCCGAATAATATTTTAATTGAACGTGTTTAGCCTTAGCTAACACGTTTCTTTTTTTTACGGAAGGTTTGATAAATTCTTTTCTCTTATTAAGTTCAGAACTTTGACGTGTCTTGATAACTTTACTTTTATAGAGTTTCAGTGCTTTCTCTATTGGCGTATTTTTATCTAATTTAACTATTAACATATATAACATATATTTCAAAATAACGAAAAATTTGACCTGACCCCTTATTTTACCTATCTTTTTTAAAAATAAAAGGAAAAATATGAAAATTAATGAAAAAGGGGAAAACCTCTCAACTAACAGGTTTCAAAACCGCGAAAGTTGTTTATGGAACAGTTGATTCTGTAAACTTGAAATCACTTTACTTAAACATACAAACATGGGTCGAACCAATCTATGAATCGGATAATTGGTCAAGAACAGTTTTAAATTTAAGTAGGGGGGTAAAACACTCGGTCTACGAGTCGTTAAATAATAAAATTTTTGATACAAAATTTATTGTAGATTTAGATTTGAGGTCAAGCGGGTTAAATTTAGGTAAAAAATCTTTTATGAA